TTTTTTCAATTTTAGCCAAGAAGAGCTTTAACTTCTCAACATTTTTGTTGTTATAATTTTTTGCCATTAACAATCGTTGCAGTTTCTAAATATGTTGCCTTGATACTTCTCTTCAAATGTTCTCTTATGTTTATAATCGTAACAATCATCTAAAAATATAGAGCTTGTATAAGCATCATTGTCCGGTAGTATCGTTTCAATCGTGCTTCCTGGATTAATATATAAAGGAAAGTTGCCTATTGAGGCTTGATATTTTAAATAATTGATTAATCTCTCTTTATAGAACTCTGCTCTTGTTTTGTATCTTGCTGAAATATCTAACAAATCTTGCATTGATGGTTGATTTGTATTCTCTCCAGTTTTTTGTACTACACCTTTAGTATAGAATTGATAATTTAACTCTACACTCAATTCGCTTAACACATAATAAACCAAAGTGTCTGCTATATAGTCATTGATTAAGGTAACCTCTGCCGGAGTTAAGTTATTAGCTTGAATACCAGTAAGAATACGATTGTATAGAGCAGTCCCAAGTGCTGGGTGAATATACATATCTTGACTCGCTTTGATTTCTGGGTAAAGTAGTTTCTCATCTATATTACCAGCTAAACCACTACGCTCTTTAATTGAATTAGGACTTATTATTAATATATTCTTGCTCATTTTTATTTGTTTTTACGCATTACCAGATTGCTTTTCCATTCATGTCTGCAGCTTGGTGAGTGAGTACCATCTGGCATTGTCCACCATTTTCCTTTTCTGTCCCATACCGAGTAACCAAGCCTTGCACTCATCTGCTCAATATCACTTCTTGAATAGAATTTATCTAAAGACATTAATCGTTTGCAAAACTCTCTACTTGGGTGAGCAGCAGTATTTCTCTCTCCAGCCGGCACTATATCTTTCCACTCATAAGAGTATCTAATCATAAAAGATTTAGTTTCTGGCTCTATTTTAGTTATGTCCTTTAAAGGTGCAGTTAATTCGTGAATTAAAACTCCGTTCTCCGTTCCTTGAGCTAAACTTCCACTCTTAATTAAGTCCTCAATGTTTCTATTTACAACATCAATATCAATCTTTAAAGTATCTGCAATTACTTCCGGAGTTATTCTTTTATCCTTGCTTATCAAGTCAAGTATATCAGCTTTAGTTTGGTTTATAGTTGCAAATAATTCATAATCGGTATATTCATCAAATCTTGCTTTCTTTTTGAATACTTGGAAATTCTCACTTGCTTCGCCAAACTCCTCAAATATAAACTCATCGCTCATTTGTTGTGGTTGTGTTTGATATTGACTCATATCAATACCCAACTTCTCTAATATCCACTCTTTAGGTGCTACTGCAGCTATTGTTTGCTCTCCAAATTCAATACCTATTGGCTCAACTGCTATCAAAGTCATTGGCTCTTTTACACCTCTGTAGCTGCCTATCATATTAATAACTGCCTCTATTTGTCTTTGCTTATAATTGATATAAGTATTTTTAAATATCTCATATCCATCACGCATCTCTTGTCTTGTCCCTAATTTACCAGGCTCAGCAATACCAAATAAAGCCGGAGTTGTAATTTGATGTGCTACATAAATGTTTGTTCTTATCAACTCATCTACATGACCGAAATCTTCTTTAGTTAAATCACTTGCACCTAAATCATCAATTATAGGCTTTCTACCACTATCGTTAACGAATGACAAAAGGAATTTCTTACCATCACTACCGGTAAACTTATTCTCAAACTTACGTTCAATAATTCTTTTCTCTTCTGGATTAGGCTCCCCGTTTGGTAAGGTAATTAACTTACTTGGAGTAAATCCAGTTTGTGCATTGCCTAAAACGTGCTTACTTACTTCAATATCACTCTCAATATAATTCAAACCACCGAAATAAGATGGCAAAGGATATATGCTAATACCAGCTCTATATTCTTTTACAAATAAGATTTGACTTCCTTTTGGGAAGTTAGGATTGAAAGCCGGATATACCTTAACCTCTTCGTGTCTATCTTTCCAATTGTCTTTAATCCAAAATTCTGTATTGTCTTTATTTGTTCTAACTTTTGAATAATCTACATGGTAAATATCCGAGATCATTCCATTCATTGACCAAATAACTTGCAAGTAAAACCCACCGAAAAGCTCATTATCAGTTACTATCTTTTTAGTTACATCTTCTAAAGTTTCTACTTGGTTTGCATTTCTAATAAAAAGCTCTCCGTAAACATCGCCAGCCTTCCAGCCATTGCCACAGATATAATTAATCTTTCCTTTTATTAATGCTTGGTGCTTTGCAGATTTCTTATAAAGCTCTAATAAGTATTCTGGATAGTCATTCATATGACCATACTCATAGTAACCTATTCCTTTTTTCTCTTTATAGTCCGGTTGTCTTGCTTCTGCAAATGTTAATATACTGAAATTATCCATAAACTACGTATGTATTTAATGTATCGTGAGTTGTAAATACTGTATTATTGTCAATTACTCTTACTAAACCAACTTCTAATTCTTCTCCGGTTGTAGCTACTGCAGAATTTGAGCCAAATACTAAATAATTCCATTGCCCAATTGTTAAAGCATTGAAAAAAGCATAAGGGAATTCATTGTATCTATTAGGATAAGGACTTAAATCGGTGCTTCTCAATTTTGTAATAGTTATTACTTGCTTCGTAACCACATTAGTAAACTGAAAATACCAATAAGCCCATGCACTCGTTTCTTTTTCATTTAGAGTGAAGATAAAATTAGTAGGATTGTCAATATTAAGTACCATTCTATAAGTAAATAGGCAAACCTCTAAAAATACAAAAAGGAGTGGTAAAAACCACCCCTCTTTTATATACAACTACGAACAACCTTAGTTTGTAATAGCAGCTATTGTTCCAGCAGCTACCGACCACATTGGATCAGCTTCCATTGCTTGGAATGTTAAAGTGTAGCCATTTCTGTCGCCAGATGCAGTACCAGTTGCAGAATTACCAGAAGTAATATCTAAACCATTTTTTGCACCTAATAACCAGTAATTGCCATTCATATCTTCAACGATAGCTAACAATCTGTTTTTTGCAAGTAACAAGATTTCGTTTCTTGTTGCTGCAGCTAATTTATTAAGAATTACAGTTAATTCTTGTTGGTAGAATATTGTACCATTTTGTACGTTAGCAGTAATGGTTTCAGTAAGTGAAGATGTTTCACGAACTTGAGAATACAACCAAAATTTCTTACCAGCATCCATTGTTATTGTAGCAACACCAGCAGCGTAAGTCATAGAAGCATTATCAAATTCAACAAATCTTACTGACTTTACACCACCTAACGACTCTTTACAGTCTAATATAAACCCTTGAGTTAAAGGACAAGCCATGTTTATTTAATTTAAGATTTTAGAAGAAAAGTGAGGGAACTTAATCCCCCACTATAATTTTATTATACTAATACGAAAGCAACCATTTGAGTACCGAACGCATAGTTCACACCCATTTTGAATTCACTTACGAAACGTACTTCATCAGCTTCTTTTGCGTAGAAGATTTCAAATTTCTCTTCTTCGTTCAATAAGTCAGTACCTAAGAATAAGTTTTCTAAATTAGTAGAATAGATCTTAGAAGTACCATTCAAACCTGGAGTAGCAATAACTTCAATTGAAGTACCTGGTAAGAAGAAAGAGCTATCAGCTTTTACATCTACTGCATAGTTAAACATATTAGCATTTTTCAATGCGATAGTGTAAGTACGGAATACATCTTGACCACAGAAGATTTTAGTGCTATCTTTAGCAACGATTTCAGCCGGTAAAGCTCTGTAAACTGCATCAAAGATAGACACAACGTTAGAAGTAGTGATACCTACTGCAGTAGTGATAGCAGCCGGTAAATAAGTAGTAGTGTTAGCTAAGATAACAGTACCATCAGCAGCAGCCAATTTAGCGATACCATCAAATTTGTTCAAGTTTGCGTTACCAGAAGCGGTATCACCTTGCCATAAAGCAGTTTCTAATTGAGCAGCAATTTTAGCAGCTTTTAAATTAGAATAATCTTCAGCATAAACCATTTCAGTATACATTGATCCAGCCGGTAATGCTTTTTGAAGATATTTAGTTTCTAAAGATTTGATACAAAGAGCTTCGTTAACTTTGATTTTACCAATAGTTACAGTTCTTTGAGTGAAAGTAGTAGTACCAGAAGCATTGAAGCCACAAGTCCCACCAGCTTGGAATACTGCATCAGTATCCATGATGTTGATTTTATCAGCAGATTTTACACCTACCATTACGTTACCTTGATTTTTAATCAAAGTAGCAGTTTTTGCACCTAATACGGCAGCAGACACTAACAAATCTTGATTTTCTGTAGTGTAGTTTGATAAAGCACTTACGTTAAACGCCATTTTTCTTAATTTTAAATTGTTATTTGATTATTTTACTTTTTTAGCCATTTCTAAAAATCGGCTGATTTTTTCGTTTTTCTTTTCAATTTTTTGAAAGCTACTTGGAGCATCAATAGGATCAGCAGTTGCAGTATTAGCTAAACCTTCAATTGCAGAAGCTAAATCTTTAATAGCTGCTTCAAATTTAGAGTACATTGCTAAAGCATTTTCCTCTTGGCTTACCAATTTTGCAGATTGCTCTTCAAATTGACCTTTAGTAGCTGCTAATTCTTCTTCAAGTTTAGCAATCTTGTCTTTTAATTCTTGCTCGGCATCTACTTCCGGCATTTCTTCTTCCACCTCTGGAGTTTTAATTTCAACAATCACTCCGTTCTCATCAACGATGATAACAGATTTGTCTGCTAAAATATGCTCTCCCATTGGTGCTAAAGTTCCATCAGCTAAAGTAACAACACCACCTACTTCATATTTGTCTACATTGATTGTAGTACCATTTTCTAATGTGTACTCTACAAATTCAACTTGACTTTCTGCAGCAGCTGGAGCTTCGTTAAATAACTCCTTCACTTTGTTTACGAAATCAATTGGACTCATGTTTTATTTTATTTTAATTAGTGAACAATAATATTAGTGCAACTTAACTTGTTCAAGTAAGTTTTTGATTTGAGCTTTTATTTGCTCTGCTTTCATTTCTTCCGGTCTTTTATACTTGAATAAACCCTCAACCGAGAAGCCCTTAAAATCTCCGTTCTTAATAGATGCCCATACTTCTGGATTATCTACCTTAAAGCTACCAAACCAACTACCTTCCGGTGCATCTTCAAAACCGACCATTGGTTGTATGCCTCTTTTCTTTGAAGTAATAAAGCTCTCAAATAAAGTAACCCCATCAACTATTTGCATTGGATCGTGCAT